AATTGCTACAATAGGGGCCCCGTTTATCATGCTAGGGCCTTGATATAATACGGCCGGGATTAGTTGGCCGTTTTTCTTAAATGGTGATTTTTTCATTTGTTTACCTCTTTTAGCTAGTGACACCGGGTATCACCCCGGCGGCCTCGAAAAAATTCCGATAGCCCCCCGATGATACACTAAACAGAACAAAGCGCAATAGTTATGGGCCCCGGCTGGCCTTTACTATGGCCGGGCTAAATCCAAAAAAAAATCCTAGTGTGTGTGTGTATATATGTGTGTATGTAAACATTTGTTTACACTCACTGTTCAGAGTTACTAATGCGTTTTCCGCGTCAGTAAAAGTTTCCTGTTGACCACTTGTTCAGGCTGTGCATAATCGAGTCTCTGCATGATACCGGAAGGAGGAAACATGGATGAAATTTGATTATGAGACAGCTATTGAAATGGGAAATGCTTTATTAGATGCGGCCGAGTTAGCTAAAGCGCACAAAGAAGACGCTACTTTGACCACAACTAAGAACAATAAGTGGATTGCATTCATTGGAGAACCCGACTGTGGCACTCGTTTGTTCGTAGAACCCCCTATTCCTGAGCCGGATGAGACTAAGTTAAAGGTTGTTGCTTAATTCTTTCCGCGTCAGTTGATTCTTTGAGGCCCTTCGGGGCCTTTTTTTACGACTGTTTGACACTTTTTGGCGCATTTAGTCGCCTTTTGGCACATTTATCTGTGTTTTACGCCATTTGGCACATTTATCTGTGTTTTACGCCATTTGGCACAAAAAAACCCCCCGGCCTTGTTCCGATGGTTAGTCGGGGGCCGAGGGGCGGATACTTCACTAGCAATGAAGCAAGTTTGACTGGTGGGGTAACCAGTCGTCCAACGCCAGCACACAGGGAGGAAGATGCGCTGACACCCCTGATGTTACCCTAGTACACCTATAAATGCAACACAGTACACTAATTATTAACTATAATTGACGTACAACGAAACATTTGTTAGTGTCATAACTATTCTCTAACCAAAGGGGTAACAGAATGAAGATTAAATATGTTGAACGAAGGGAAAGAACGGCGGGAAGAGTCGTTTGGGTGGTAAACCCCCCGACACATCTAAAGGACAGTATCAAAGCTGAATACAAACAGTTTGATGCCCTGACGGATGCAAATGAATATGCTCAAGATCTCATGGATATGTATTCGGATTACAAGAGAGGGATACACCGTGAAATCAGAGCCGCTGAAGGCACGGTCAATGGCCTTATCGCTTACTACAGAAGCACAAACGATTACCAGAAACTAAGCGACAACAGCAAACGCTTCTATGTCACCATGATCAAAGAAGCTACTCGCGTGTCGTTTGCCAATGGTGCCGTATTCGGTGAGATGAAGTCCTCAAATGTCACGCCAGAACACGCTGACAAGCTGTATCTCAAGCTACAAGAGCTAAAGAGCCAGCACAGGGCCACTCACGTTTGTAAGGTGCTACGGAAGATCTGGTTCATGGGTATGCGGGCTGGCCGTGTTAAGAACAACCCATTCCAAAGAATGAACCTCAAAGGCTTGGAAGACCGGAAAGTGCTTTGGGAACCCGAACAGGTTGAAAAGTTTATTCAGACCGCTGATGAGATGAACATGAGTTCAATCGGGACGATGGCTTTGCTCTGCTATGACCTATGCCAACGGCCGGGGGACATGAGACAACTCACTTGGGGCAACCTAAAGAGAGATTGCATTACTTTCATACAAGAGAAGACAGGGACGGAAGTTACCATCCCGTGCTCACCCCGGTTAATGGATCGTTTATGTAACATAAAGCCGTCTAATGCATCAGATATGGAACATATCGTGCTCTGTGAGGCTACAGGTAAACTGTTTGATCGTCGGTTGTACGCCAAGTGGGCGGCACGAGTACGCAATCAATCCGGGCTACCATCACATCTACAGATTAGAGATCTACGCCGTACAGGAGCCACTGAGATGGCTGAGGCGGGCTGTACTGAGGATGAGCTCAGATCAGTTACCGGGCACCAATCCCGTGATGTCCTATCAATTTATGTTCGTCCAACAGTCAAACTAGCCGCCGCTGGCGTTAATAAGAGGTTCCAACAATGTTAAATACTCAAAGCCCACAATTGTGTGTAGCAGAATGTGGTAACACCGAGTGCAGTTACCGCGTAAATAAAGAAGTTCAAGAACAAGCTAAAGCATTAGCTGATTGGTTGACTTTAGGTAAAATGGCCCCGAGCCAGATCTGGGAGTTTCACGACTACTCAGATGGATGCCCGGGCTATGTAAAAGTCTACCCCGAAGAATTGGTAATGGAAGCCTCGTATGATTAAGGCTTCTTATATCAGCCACGTCGGAGATGACCTCACCGTTGTGAACGCGGCAAGAGTGTCATTCGGCAAAAAGCATGATGAGTTTCAGGGTAATGACCTGAAGCTCATTGTGTACCTTGCCAAGCATAAACATATTTCGCCGTTTGGACATTGCTTCGCTACCTTTCACGTTAAGGCCCCAGTGTTTGTAGCGCGTCAGTTAGTAAAGCATAAGTTCCTTCGGTGGAATGAGATTAGTAGACGCTATGTAGATGATCCCCCAACCTTCTACTCACCGGATTCATGGCGATCCCGTAGTGAGGATAAGAAGCAAGGTAGTGGTGACGCTATTGATGTGGATCTACAAACAGACATTGCTGACTTTAACAAACAGTGTGCGGATTACTACCACCACCTACTGGCCGAGGGCGTAGCCCCTGAACAAGCCCGTATGGTTCTTCCGCAGTCAATGTACACAGAGTGGTATTGGAGCGGCAGTATGGATGCCTTTGCGTCCATGTGTCGATTACGTTGTGCACCAGATACTCAATACGAAACACGTCTGGTTGCCGACCAAATCTCGTCAATCATGCTGGACAAGTTCCCGGTGTCTTGGCGGGCCCTGAAGGAAGCAGAATAATGTACTGGTTAATAGGCGTCATGTTGTTGAACTCTCAGTTGTACATAACCAAAATAGCTGAGATGCCGACCCATGACTTATGTATTGCCGCGATGAGAGAAGCCGAAATTGTAGTGCAAGCTGAAAACAAACAGCTTGTATGCATTAAGGACGAGCGCGGCATTATGACGTTTGAGGAGCATAAAAATGCAATACCAAAGCAGGGACTTCCCGAGCTTCGAGGCTTGGACGGAATTCAAAGAATGCGAATGGTGTGGGCGATCAACTCACGGCAAGACGTATTACGATGACCCCGGAACTATTTATTGCACATCGTGCCACGCCCCCCTTGAAGGGAACGGCAAGGACGTTCTTAAAGACGATGTTGATAAATATTGTGGGAATAGTTAGTGTCACAAGGCCGAAACTTCCACTTTCTTCAACCCCACTTAACTGGGGCATGGAAAATGGAATGCTTTCAGAGTGTTGGTTGCGGGAGTAGGATTTGAACCTACGACCTTCAGGTTATGCACTTTCCTAGCAAATTCAATATGTTGTGTTGTTTTTGCGTGGAAAGGCCCATAACAAGTGTCACAATTAGTGTTGACGGATTGCACTTTCGGGTGTATAAAGGCGAGGCCGCCGACAGGGGGCCGAGCTTATCGGGGTAGATCATGTATTCAAGGGCGGAACAGTATAGCGTAATAGAAAAGATCAGATGCAAAGAGGGAGAGACTAAACGAGTAGACTGCATATTCTGTGGGGGTAAGTACACTCTTACCGTATCCAAGAAAGAAGGTTCACTTGTTTGGAACTGTTACAAAGCATCGTGTGGAGCCAGAGGTGCTAAACGCATCGGCTACAGTCTTAACGCAATCAAAACTAAATTTGATAAATCTTGTTCCGGGTGCTCTTCGACCTGTACGGAAAAGCGTACGTTATCACTTCCAAGTGTTAATTCTTCAGTAGATAATCACACAGATGTTATAAACTATCTTCGTAATAACAATTGTTATAACGCCTATGAAGATAAAGTTGTAGACATTAGTTATGATCCTGCTAATGATAGAGTTCTGTTCTGGATGAATAATAATGAAGGCGCAGTAGGACGAGCACTAAATAAGAATACTAAACCTAAATGGCTATCGTACGGAAATGTATCCGGTGTTTTAGCTATAGGTAATAAACCCACCGCTATTGTTGTTGAAGATGCCGCCAGCGCGTGTGCTGTATATGCTACAGGTGTATATACAGGTGTGGCATTACTTGGCACCAATGTGTCGCCTTTACAACGTATTCAACTAAGCCACTATCAAAACTTAATTATATGTCTTGACAAAGACGCAAGTAAAAAGGCTATAAAGATTAGTAGAAGTTTGAGTGGTATTGTTAATACAACCGTTTGCTTTATTCGCGATGACTTCAAATATATGAACCCAATTAGCATAAGGGAGATAATAGATGAAGGTGCGAGGGTTGGTGGTCATAGATTATGATTGCCCGGAAGGGTTTATTCAGGCCGCTGAAGAACAAAAAAAATTGCAAGACGCGATAGACGCGTTATGCAGAGGCAACCCAAGAGTGCTACACCACGAAGTGGATATCCGTGAACGAAGAGGTGATCAAAAGCCCGACATCAAGAAGATGAAGTTACGGATTAGCTAATTTAGCTATTTTATCAGGCAAGACCTATCGAAGTAAGAAAGAGGCCCTGACGCAAGTCGGGGTTTTTTTGTGCTCAAATTTATGTTGCTAGTGACACTTATTAGTGTATACTTAGTGTCGTTACGAGGCACTAATAAGAGCAAATTATGGAACTAAAGATCTTGAAGGGTCTGCTCTCGGCAGACTTTTTTTCGTCCAACAAAAGCAATCTGAGCCCCAGATTGTTTGAAGAAGAAGTAAAGGACATCTACAACTGTATCGCTGAGGGGCACGACAAGTACGAGAACGATCTAAGCACAGACGATGTGCTAGCGATCTGGGAGAAGAACAACCCTGTTGCTACCCGTACTGAACGCGATACCATATCTGATTTAATCAAACGCATTGAAAACGAAGAGCCACTACATCAAGGTGTAGCACAAGACTTACTCAAAGAATTATGGAAACGTTATGTAGGTCATAAGATAGCTAACTTAGGTATTGAACTCACTGAGGGCGTACCTGATGCTATGACACGTTTGACCAGTCTACTGGACAATGTTCGTGAAGGCGTAATGCCTAACGATTTTGGTGACACAACAACCAAAGACATTGAGGAACTTCTAAGACTGACATCCAACGACGCCCGTTGGAAATTCAACATACAAACACTATCACGCAACGTTTACGGAGTCGGCCCGGCCGAATTCGCAACGATCTTTGCGCTACCTGAAACAGGTAAATCAGCCTTCGCAATCTCTATCACTTGTGGCCCCGGCGGCTTCTGTGAACAGGGTGCGAAGGTTTTGTATTTGGGGAACGAGGAAGAGACAAAGCGTACAATGCTCCGGGCTATGCAAGCTTGGGGTGGTATGACGCGTGAGGAGATAGTCGCTGATCCTAGATCCGCTAGGCAAAGGTTCACTGCAATCGAAGACCGTCTTGAGATGAAAGACATCCAAGAGTGGGATCTACAAAAGATTGAGGCGTACGTCGAGCATATGAAAGCTGACGTTGTTATCATCGACCAAGGCGACAAGGTTCATATCAATGGTCAATTCTCAGCATCGCATGAGCGTTTAAGAGAACTGTATAGGTCATTGCGCGAGTTAGCCAAACGTCAGCAATGTGCTGTCATCACCGTATCCCAAGCATCCAATGAAGCCCGTGGCCGCACCCGGTTATCCGGCTTTGATATGGAAGGCTCAAAGATTGGTAAGATGGCTGAACTGGATCTGTGTATTGGCATAGGCAAACATGAGGCTGGGGATGTGGATGATACTGATCCCGACAACACCCGTTACCTCACCGTGTCCAAGAACAAACTATCCGGTTGGCATGGAACAGTGATCTGCAACATCCAACCACAAATTTCTCGTTATGTTGAGTAAATTGTCAATGAAAGTAAGACTGACTAGGCAGGACAGCCATACGTCCGAAATTATGGGGGCCGATACAGTCGCGCTCTGTAAGATGCAAGGGTTTAACCCGCGTCTAGAAAACGAACGACAATCAAGGGAAGAGGCTAACGCGTTCGGCTATAAAGCTGAGTTTGCTGTTGCTCGTCTGTTTAATGCAGAGCCCCCGGTGATCAATGTTCTTTCAGACGGCGGTGTTGATCTCTGGCTTGATGGAATTCCAGTAGATGTAAAATTCACGAACGAAGAGTTCGGGCCTCTCATCTTTGACACGATGCAGAAGTTCCGTGCTGAAATCGCCATTCTGGTTGGCCGTACAGATGACGAGGACGTGATGTCGGTAAACGGCTGGGTCACACGAAAAGTGTTCAAGG